GATTGCCCGCTTGGCCTCTGATGACCGTGCGGCGTCACTTAGCCGTAGCGACACGGCAGTTCACCCAAACGTCACGACGGCGATTTCTGACGCCAAGGGGCGATTCCTGGCGGCGGTCCAGTTTGGTGGACGGTATCGCACAACTGACTTAGACAGCCTGACGGCCGAAAGTTTGGAATACGCCAAACGGATTGTCTGCACGCTGGCGATGGCAATGCTCATGGGCCGCAGGCTGGGAAGTCACGCCGAGGAGCGGCAGCGGCTGATTCAAGAAGCTCAGATGGCTCTTGATTTTCTTTCGGCCGGCAAGGACGTGTTTACCCTGGAACCGCAGCTGGACGCTGGTCTTCTGGAGCATCAAGAGGTTTCTGAGTCCGTGATCATCAACCGAAATCTTCGCTCCGAGGCATTAAAGGGCCATTTGTTCAGCCACTGATTTCTCGCTTGCGTCATAGGCAGCAGCCTCTACAATGATTTTGTAAGCAACAGTTCTCAACCCTAAAAATGCGGTGATTGTGATGTGGAAACTCGTATTGGTGATTGCCCAGGCACTACTGGCAAATCCACAGCTTCTGAATGACTTTCTGGCTAACGTCAAGGAATTCGTTGACTTGGTCAAGCAAATCTGGGGCGATGACGGAAAGAACGTCGTGGCTCAGGCGGATGTTGAGGCAAGCGGCTTGCTGGTCGGCCGTTCGGGCGGGCTGATTGAGCTAATTAAATGGCTCATGGCCAACCCAGAGACGCTCAAGCTTATCCTTGACTTCTTGAGAGCGATTGGCGTCCTGAAGTCCTAGCTGGAGACGCGACAGTGTCAGAGCGATGGTTTACGGTCCCTGATGACTTGCGCAGCGACTACTCGATTTACAGCGAGTCTGCGCCGGCTGTTTGGTCGATTGACCCAAAGATTTTCCAGCCTATTTGGGACCAAGGAATCACTGGCGAAGGTGTTTATGTCTGCGTTTGCGATACGGGTTACTCCGCACATCCAGCAGTAAAAACACCCTCTGTTTCTCGTAATTTCACCAGTTCCGGCTCTGGCTCCAGCGACGTTACCGACCGAAACGGGCACGGGACGCACTGCTGCGGAACGGTTCTTGGCGCCGGCGGAATTGGAGTTGCGCCCGAGGCAAGCCTGATGGTTGCGAAAGTCCTCGGCGACAACGGCTCTGGTTCGACTACTTGGATTAACCAAGGTTTGAAGTGGGCCGCAGAAAACGGCGCGGACATTACCAGCCGGTCGCTTGGCGGGTCACAGGGTGACTCTGACGATGTGGATGCCATCAACTCAGCTTATGAAGCTGGACTTTCGATTGACGTGTGCGCAGCCGGCAACTCCGGCTTCAGCGGACGCGGCAACACGATTGGCTATCCGGCCAGATACGACCTGGGAGTGTGCGTTGGCGCCACTAGGCGCGACGGCTTGATTGCCAATTTCAGTTCCGGCGGCCCGCAAATGGATGTTGCTTGCCCGGGCGAGCAGATTATCAGCGCAAGCTACCGCGGCGGTTACGTTGCGATGAGCGGCACGAGCATGGCTACGCCGTTTATGGCGGGACTTTTGGCGCTTGTGATTTGCAAAATGAGAAAGACTGGCCGGCCGGTCCCCAAGGGTCCGCAGGCTTGGCTGGAGTTTTTGAAAACGCAAGGGTTTTTGGAAGACCGCGGTTCTCCCGGTTTTGACCCTTTGTTTGGGAACGGATACCCGCTGGTGGACCGGATTCTGGTTTATTTGGAAGACCCTAATTGGATTTGAAAGGCGGTGTGGGATGAAGCATTTTGGCGCGTTATTCCTCGTGTTGTTTTTTTGTCTGCTGTTTTGCGAGACTGCTTCGGCTCAGTGCGGAAGCGGTCCTTTGCGGAAGGTCGCTGCAAAGTCGCGATGCGTTGCCAGTCGTTTGGTGTGCGGTTCGCGACGTGTGGCGAATTCTGCAACTTGCCGTGTTGGCAATACTGTTGCTGGCGTTGCTGGGGCAGCTGTTTGCGTAACCAAGGCCGCCGCCCAGACCGTGGCCCAGCCGGTTAAGGCCGTCAAGAAGACGATTTGCGTTGGCGGACAGTGTTATCGCTAGGATGGTGAACGCGCAATGGATTGCGCAGTTTTTTGGAGTTTTACATGACACGCTGGTTACTGGCTTGCTTGGCGATTTTTCTGTGCGGCTGCGCCTGCGCGCAGGAAGCAATGGAAGTGAAGGTTTCCAGCGTTACCTACCTAGAAGCTGACCGGGCCGAGGTGATTCCGCAGGGCGCCAAGGTCATGGTAGTGACCGAGGGACTGAAGCCGCAGCAAAAGTACGCTGCGAAAGTCTTGGTGGCCAATCAGGACAACGACTACATCGAGGTCTTCCCCGAAAAAAATCCGTTTCCGCCGCAGGTGATTGAACCATTTAAGCCCGGCGAGTATTTGATTTCCGGCTCAAAAGGCGAGCGGTTTAATGTTTCCATTAGAAGCAAGAGCAGCCGGCCTGTCTGGCTGGTCGTGGTCATTGGAGGCGGGGGCAATGCCGACGAGCCCCTGCCGCCACCTTCCCTCACCGATTACACCGAACTTTACAAGGCTTCCCTGAACGAGGCGCTGAAAACAAGAGACCCGAAGACGGCCAAGGCCTTGGCGTCGGCTTGGCGCAGTGTGGCGACAACGAAAACTGTAGATTTGCCGCTACCGCAAGCTGTCAAGGCGGCCAAGGAAGCTAGGGAGCAGGTGCTGCTCAATCGGACTGGCGACATTAACTGGAATGATTACCTGACTTCCGTGGACGGCGAGCTTGAATCTCTGAAGATCGAGGGGACCGCTGAATACCTTAAGGTTTTGACGGTGCTTGCAGACTCACTCGACCAAGCGGTTGTTGAGTTTGAGAAGCAGAACAAAGTCAGCGCAGGCCGGTAGTCAGTAAATCCCTTGAGGAGTGGATGACGCAGGATAATGACTCGCCGAAATTCGGAATTCTCGACCACGCATTCAGAGATATGATGCTAGAAGTCGAGCACCAGATGAGGACAAGCCGAAATAATTTTTTCGGCAACGTGAAATTAGAGTTGACCTATAATAACGGTACATTATCGTTTGTGCGGGTTTCGTCGGAAAGAACGATGAAATCCGACCCAGACAAACAATCAGGACGGCCCCGTTTAACGCAAGGCTGACCTGCAAAAATAAATTGGCGACTGAACAACAGAGCCGCAAGCGACCCCTCGGGTTTCTTGCGGCTTTTTTCGTTTTTGGATTGGACGGATTAGGTGCTACAGCCACAAGCCGGAGAAAACGAGCACGCATTTATCGTCAGGGCGCACAAAGCGCTGATGAACAACGTGCCTGATTTCAACGCTCGCAATCAGATGATTTGGAGTGCTTGGGACAGCTCTCAAGGGCCAAGTCGCGGACGCCAGCTGGCGGCCCAGAAGTTTCCGACCGAGCGGTTCGCTTTCAGCCCGGCGCATTGTCATTTTGCCGAGCACGACAAGGTTGAACCGGGCGGGCAGACCAGGCATGTGGGATTGCAGGACTTGGTCACCATCCTGAACGAGAACAACAGCCAGATACTCGACCGTGAAAACTTTCAGGCGATTACCCTCGGCCACACTTCGGACCATCCAACCGCAAAAGACCCTGACGTAATTGGTTTTGCTGGTCCTTATCGGCTGGGGATGATTGGCCACGAAAGGCCAGTGTTTGCCATTTTTGGAGACGAGTATCACCGCAAGGACCGCCTGCATGACGTGCAATCGGCGCCTCGCCGGTCCATTGAACTCAACACGCTCCGTAGCACTGGCCAGCGATGGTTTGACCCGATTGCGGCCCTTGGCGCAAAGGCTCCGCGGTTAGCGATGCCAGCCAAATACAACGCAAGCGAGGACGCCGAGATCGAGCGCTACTCTGTTGTGGCGCCGGCATATTTCCCCGGCGGGTCGAACACGAATATCGACAAGACCCAATACGACAACGAAACAAATTCTAGCCAAGAGGACCAGATGAATACCCAAAGCATCAGCGACCAAGACATTGCTGCGATTGTTGCCGCAATTGAGCAAATGCCTGAAATCCAGTTTATCCGCAGTATGCCGCAGTTCGTGACGCAAGGTACGGGACTCGGGGGCGGAGATGCGGGTGCAATGTCTGGAATGCCCAGTGCGCCTGGTGCGCCTGCTCTTGGCGGAGCGATGGCCGGCCCTCCTGGTCAAGGTTCACCAATGGGTGGTGACGACTCAATGGGCGGCGATGACAACGACTTGACCCCACTGGAGGACGACGACGACATGAATCAAAAGCCACAGCAATTCTCCGCTCAGCATTACGTTGAAGTGGACCGCTACCAAGCTCGGATTAGCCAGCTTGAAAACGCGCTGCGTCAGCAGATGGGAACCATCAGCCAAATGACCGCTGCGATGGAGTCTGAGCATCGAAACGCATCGGACGTTCGACGCCAGTCACGACTGGAAACGCTCGCAAGTCGCTACAGCGTGATCGACTGTGACGAGGAGATTGACAAGTGCCTGTATTCCTTCGGCTCGGAAATGACCGACTCGGAGTTTGAAAAGCACTGTGATTCCTTGGAGCGAATCGGTTCCCGTGCAGATGCTCTGGCTGGCTCAAGCATTCCGCGAGGCGAACTGCCAATGAACGAGCGGGACACAGCCCGATTTGCGGCTGAGTGCTCGAGCGCCCAGGAAATCTTCAACGAAAAAATCAACCAAGGCGAGTGGATTGACTGGGACACGGCTCTCGGTATGGCCCGCCAACGACGCGTTTAGTTGATTTCACTGTCAACTTTCCTCGAACTCACCAAAACACACCCCATAGCGAGAGAATTTTTCAATGAGTCATTCCATCCCTTCTTACGTTGCGAGCGAAGACATTCCGGTTTCCGTGTTTGTCAACATTTTGGTCAACAACGACCACAAGGTTGAAGTTTGCGACGCAGGCGACGTAGCGATTGGCGTAAGCGATTACGCACCGCAAGACCCTGTTTTGCCGGGCGCGAGTCTTGGCCCAGCGGCCACCAGCGGCAATCCGGTTCGCGTGTTTGGCCTTGGCGAAACCTGCGAGGTTTTAGCCGGCGGCACTATCCAAGCTGGCCAGTATTTGAAGCCGGACAGCACGGGGAAAGCCGTGGCTGCCTCGACGAACGATTTGTACTCGGCGATTGCCAGAGCAGGCGCTGCAGCAAACCAGCTTTGCAAAATCATCCTCGAACACGGCCGTACCCCGTAATTCGAGTTTCGGGGGATTCGGGTTTTTCGCACAAACAGAGTTGTAATTAAGGATAGAGAACAATGCCAGTCGGTGCAGCTTTTCAACCAGGCAACAGTAACGTCTACATCAAGGACCACGCCGCGACCGGCTACTTGATTACCCAATACTCCCGCAATCCAAAGGACTTCCCTTTGGCTCGGTACGCTCAGTACCGCGAAGTGAAAAAGGACGCGGGTTACTACCTCCGAATGACCGCCGAGCAGGCTGGCCGTTTGGTTGGCGGCGGACTCGACGAGTTTGTGTGGCCGGACGGTGCAGATCGTCCAAGCCACAATGACGGCTTGGAGACCATTTCTTGGGCTGATTACCGGACGACACGGTACAACTTCAGCTTCCGGCTTGGTCAAAAGTCTGTCGAGCAAGCTGGCTGGGACATTAAGAGCGTGGAAGCCGCGAACCACGCTCAGCAGGCCATGACGGCACGCACCCGCCAGATGCACCTGTCGCTTGAAACCAACGCCAACTACGACACCGGACACCGCACTGACGTGACGGCGATTACCGGCGTCTCTGGACGCTGGGACCAGTCCACCACGGCTCGGATGGACATTAAGAAGTCTATCAATTTTGCCCGCGACTTGATTGCCAAGGATACCCTTGGCGTGGTCAAGACCAAGGGTGACCTGCGGCTGGTGATGAACCCCACCACGGCCCGCAAGGTTGGCGAGTGCCAAGAAATGGTTGACGCCATTAAGCACAGCACCGAGGCCATCAAGCACTGGAAGAACGAACTGCCCGATTATTCGGAGTACGGTCTGCCGAGCTTGCTTTACGGCATCCCGATTGTTGTCGAAGACACCGTTATGGTGACCACTCGACGTGCAGCGGCCACCCCGACCCGTTCCTGGGTGTGCGCCGACAACGTTGTCTACTTGGTCAGCCGACCAGGCGGATTGATGGCCAAGGCCAACAGCGGACCGTCCTTCTCGTCAGCAATGGTCTTCCTGTACGAGGACATGACCGTTGAAACGATGAACGACCCAAAGAACCGCCGCATCGACGGCAACGTTGTCAGCGACCAGTTCTGCGGAATCGTGGCTCCGGCGAGTTGCTTCAAGTTTGAAAACGTGTGCGCCTAAGCAATAGGCAGCTACCTACGGCACTACAACCGGGGCGGGTGGCTTATTGCTGCCCGCCCTGTTTTTCGTAATCCACTACCGAGGCTGTAATGGCTTATTCCTACTCGCTTACTTGCCACCCAACGTACAAGACTGGCGCTCACGAAATTTTAATTGCCAGTCCGTGGAATACCGCGCTTGTCGCCTTGGGTGTGGCAACTGACGGAATTCGATACCAGAATCATCCTTACTACATTGACGTTCACGGTGACCGCAATGGTGGTCATCAAGGGCCGCCGATTGAAAAGCAGTACCTCGGTGAAATCGTCATCATTTCTTTTAATTTAAGCTCGTGGAATGCAAGCACTTTCGGCACGCTGCGAAAACGCGGAGTTCTAAGCACGGCCGGAAACATACCGCAGGCTGCTATCGGCGATTTCATGCTTGGTGCTGCCTCGATGAGGCTTTTACTAAAAACAGAAAATTCAGCTGATGTTAGGAACTTTTGGTGTGCGATTCCAATTCAGGCAATGGAAGTCACTGAGGGCTCTAAGTTTTCGGAATGGAGCCTATCGTTTGAGTGCCATCGCGCTCCGTGTGGTTATGTCAGCGGCGTGAGCTGGGTAGCCCATCCGAAGGCGGGCATTCTGGAAGACCAAGACGCCGCAGCTTACTCTTAGTTTTATTTTGGGGGTTTCATGTTCAGGATTTTCCGGCGGTTGTTTCGTAATCGCAAGCGCAATCTGTTTGCTTACTGGAGCGGCTCATCGTTTGTAGATGAAGACCCGCTGGCAATTCAAATGCGGATTGAAACGCATCCAACCTGCCGCTGGGACGTTCATCCAGTGGCCGCCGAGCGAGGGGACGCATCGGCTTACAAAATTACGATAGACGCGATTTGCGACGTGTTTAACGTCAGCCAGTACAGCCCCCGCAACACAAAGGGATTAACTCACGGCGAGCTTATGCAACTGCTTGCCGACTACGCTGATTACGTTGAGTCGCTAAAAAAAAATATCGGACCTTTGCCGACTTGGCGTGCTGCGTCGGATGCGACCTCAGAAGCATCGAAAAACACGACTACGAGCGATACGTTGGGCTCTGCTACAACCTCCACCGCATAAAGATTCGGACGGCCGAATGCGTCCGCGCTGGCGTTGAAGCTTGCGTGGTTGAAGCATTTGGCGGACTGCGGCCGGAAGAGTTTTTCGTAGAGACCGCACCAACTCCAGAACACGGCAAGTTTTTATTCAAGGCCAGTCAAAGCAGGGTTTCCTCGAAAAGGTAAGTTATGGGCCCTCTGGTTGGACTACTTGCTAACGCTGCCTCAGGCATGGCCATGAGCTACGCTGCGCGGGCTGTTGCCAGTGGCGGCCTTCGCGCCGCCGGAGGCCGTATGGCAGGTGGCGGCGGAGGTGGGCTTCTGAAAGGCATCGGGCGGCGAGCTAGAAGGCGAAAGCTTTTTAAAACCGCTCGCAAGCGTCGCGCTGCACGAAAAGCCTCGGGTAAGAAAATCCACGAAGCGACTGGCAAACGCAGCGTTCATGTCGCGGCTCAAGAAAAAAGCTGGCTTGGGAACGCTGGGCCATCGAGTCGCTTTAGCGCCTTCCTTCAATCGACTTCCGGCCCAAGCGGTGGGGGCGGCGGTGGAGGAAGTGGTGGTGGGGGCGGCGGTGGAGGAAGTGGTGGTGGCGGTGATGGCGATATTGTCAAAAACTTGGCAAGGGCGTCAGTTGCCTTAAAACAATTTTCCATTGGCTTAGGGCTTGCCGTTGCAGCAATCAAGACCATCCATGCGGCAGCTTCCGGTCAGGTCGAGTCGCAGCGGGGAACTGCCCAGTACAGCGGCTTGATGGCTTCCTCGGCAGCGGCGCTGGACGTTGGCAGGCTTGGGCGGGAAATGCAGACCGCCAAGGGAACGGAAGGCAGTTTCAGCAAGCTCACGGTTTCACTTAACAAGCTAGAGAATGCGATGCAGCCGTTTCGGGAAGTCATGACCAACTTAACCAACAACGTTCTTACAGGGCTTGTGAACGTTGCGACCTCGGCCGTCAACCTTGCAAAGCCGATGCTCGACGCGCTGAACTGGGCAGGCTCTCTGCTGAGCGACGGCATTTACGCATTTAGAAGTTGGTGGGAGTTTGACACTGTAGAGAACATAAAAAAACGGGACGCAGAAGAAGACAAAAAGGAGAAGGAGAAGCTAAACATTGCGATGGGACAGAATTTTCAAGACATGCTTAACCTTCGTCAGCGAATGAGCGATCTTGCAGTATTAAATCACCCACGAGCAGGTATTCCTCGCCGGCCTGCCAAGGGAGGCGGCGGAGGCGGCGGAGTGCGCGGGGGCGGGCCATGAGCGGTCAAGACGGAACACATGTTTACTACAACGGCGTCTGGCTTCGTAACGTGCTGACCAAGCAGTTCGATCAGAGCGTTGAATACGACCCCAGCGGCACTGACCGGCTTTACACCAAATACAACATCACTGTTGAGTCTTTTGTGTCAGACGATGTTGTCAACTACCAAGGAAGCTGTATTGGTGGTTTTTTTAGCACTAACGACACAAATATACAGGAGCAAAACGCAGGCAGCGCGCAGCAAAAAATAAAGCTTCTGCATGCCCTTCTCAGCCGTCCGCGGGCCGAGTTCCGGTATATCAACGGCGAAGAGGTAATCGTTGCGGCTAATTCTGAAGTGCAGAAGTTTAGCAATTCAAGCACCTCCGTATCGCCGATTTTCACAAATACTACGGACTTGAACAACGGACCAAAGCCTCGCTCGGTTTCGGTCATTCAGGTTATCGGGAATCGCTGTTTTCGCGTTTCGTTTTCAATTGAAGTTTGCGTAACCATTTGCGAATACGACACCGATTCCCTGAACAAGTACTTCAGCCCGCAATTCGCAGAGCGGAAACTACTAAGCAACCGTTTTAGCATAGAAGAGACCCGAGACGGCAATTTCCTGAACACTAGAACCATAGTTGGACGCGCTCGAGTTGCGCATATCGCACTGTGGAGCTTGGATTTGCGTTATTTGGTTATGCCCGTGCTGCTCAATGGGTATAAACGGGAATCGGTGCATTTTGCTCACGGCGAAAATGGACTTGATTTGGCTTACCGAATTACCGACAAGCAGCGCCATGCGGCGCCTCCGTGGCCAGCGATTGATTTCTCTGGCACGCACACGGAAGGAACTGGTGTTGCGGGAACGGTTTCTGAGGGGTCAGTCTCTATTCGTATGGTTGGGGAACCGGGCTGCGCAAAGCGAGCCCTGTTGAATGCGGCGGTTGCCGTGGCCGAAAGCCGAATCGGAAAAATTGGAAAAACTGGTTTGACTGGACAGATAAACCCATCGGTCTTGGTAAATCACATTCAAATATCCGAAGCACTTCACGACAACGTAATTGAACTGAACATGCAGTTCTCTCGCCATGGTGCTTTTCATGGAGACGGTGAAGGAGAGCATGGGAGCGGGGAGGAGCAGCGGTATGGAAACGCCATGTATTCTCGGATTGGAATCCTGCCGTCGGTTTTTGTGCTTGGCGGTGAATACGGGCCAGACCCTGCTTTGCGACTGGATGGCCGAATACCGCTAGATAAGTGGCCTCGCCAGCAAGACCCGTGGGGATACGAGGGGATGCCGCCGTGGGGTATTTTTTGTTCTTACCTTCAAGATGGATGCTTGCCGCAACACGCCACGCTTTCTCTTGGTCCAACTGGACCCGGCAGTACGGAGACGCTCCCCGAAGACACTAACTCCTACAGCACATATCACCGAGGGTCTTTGGGTGATGATCTTCCGCCGCCAGGGGGCGAAAACAAACAAGAAGAAAAAGACAAGCAGAGCGAAGAGCATCAGAAAGCGCCTTACACCGTCATAGAAGTTCAGACCGACTATTTCAACGATTACGGGTTTGTCGCGCTACCGTTCATTAAATCAACCTCCGGTAATGATGCGCCGGAAAACGATGACGTTTTGATTACGCGACTGCACGCTCCGGTTTGCAGAAAAAACATTTTTATGACGGCAAAGCGGGTTGGGGCTCAGCCGAAATTCCCAAAGCTTGATTACCGATACACGGACGCTAATGGAATTACTTACGTTCTTGATGAATTTCATCCCGAATTCTCTGCGCCGAAGCAATTGCCTGACGGAATCAATTACGAGTACCAGATTTGCGCTCGAATCGTTTACCTTATGAGCCGTGCGTTAAAGCAGGATGACGATTTGTCGATGGGTTCGTTGCCTTGGGATAACACCAAGAAGGAAGACAACAAGGTTAGCATCAACACTGACCAGCAAGACGAGGAAATGGCATAACGATGGCAATCAATTTCTCTACACTGTTTACCCGAATTCGCAAGGTTGCCGATTTACTGGACAACCTCAAGACCTATCAGGCGACAACCGTGAAAGCGGACGCCGACGCAATCTTGAGCGCTTGGTCTAGCACGCTAACTGACACCGACACCTACGCTTACGTCGGGTCGATTGTCAGCGCTGCCAATTCTCTCTCCAGCACAACCGGCCTGACTTCGGCTTGCCGCAACTTGATGCAGTCAGAAATCATTCGCCAGGTACAGCTGGACCAGCCGACCCTGACCAGTTTGTCGATAACGGCCGCCATCAACGAGCTTGACAAGCAGATGGTTGCTGGGACTCAGAGCATCGACAACAACGCCTGCACTGTTACAGCGACCAGCCCAGCCTCTAAAGCAACTTTCGTTGTCAGCAACAGGCACGCCAACGGAAAGACGACCGAGCTTGCATTTAATGAGACTTTTCGAGTGGAGTGGACCGGAACCGCGCTTTCGGTCCGCGGCCAGCCAAGGGAAGCCCAGCTTGCTTCGACATGGCCGGGTGGCTCGGGCGTATCCTTGAATTTAACGCCTGTCTCGGCTGGCGGGTTGATTGCCAATGGAGCGGTAGACTCGGAGGACTCACTGGCCGCCGGAAAGCCGGATTCTTGGGTGGTTACCACGGGCACGATTGGCACGACGATCAAGATGACGGATTTTGAGTCGCAGACGATCACCATCGCCGGAACTCCCACATCTGGCTACTACAGCCTGACCTTGATCGACCCTAACGGAAACGTGCAGACGACTACCCTGCTTGCGTACAACGCCACTGGGAGCGACGTGCAGTCGGCAATTCGCTCGCTCGTAGGCTTTTCATCGGCAATCGTAACCACGACCGGGACTGGGCCAAACTACGTTCATTCTGTCAAGTTCGACGGAATTGTGGGTGACGTTGGGAACATTGCAATTAACAGCAGCATCTCCCCCGGGACCATTACCCAAGCAAATGGAGCCGCGGTCGATACGTCTGGATTGAACTACCGCACGCTTTTGTGGGTTGGAAACGGCTCGCAGCTGACGGCTATGGAGCAAGTTATTTCCCCCTCGTCGTTAACCCAATACGCGTTTCACGTCCGCATGAAGAAGCAGACTGGAGCGACGGGCGTGATTGAATGGCGACTTGTCAACGGCGCCGGAACAGTCATTAACGACGATGCAGGGACAGCCAACAGCGTGAGCGTAAACCTGACCGCAGTGTCGGACACAATCTACAGCGCTCACACTGCGTTTTTCAGGCTGCCATCGGTTTTGCCGTCAATCGTGAAAATTCAGGTTCGGCTGACCACGGCAATCAACAACACTTTCAAGCTCTACATTGACGAGATGACGCTTGCCTCTGTGCAGCAGGTCGGAAACACCGGCCTGTATGCAACCCTTTTCCCGGGTGCAGCGACTTCAGCTATCACAGACGCTTACACGCTGAGCAGTACCAACGACTTTACTGGACGGATTCAGTCCATGTTCATGCGTTTTTTTGATAGGCAGCTACCTAGCAACAACACCCCAACCATTTCAGACACATAGGGGCTGGTCCCCTAGCCCGGTTCGGCGCTCCCCCACGCCGGCCGGGTTTTTAAGTATTTGGCCAGCATGGAACGAAATCTATCAATCACGTTTGATGGCTATCATTGCCTTGCCGTAGACAAAGCTGGGCAGTTGGCCGAGCATATCAATCGCCATTTCTCTCATTTTTTTGAGCCAGCGGGAAATTACGACTCCAGCGAAGTCGCGATTAGCCAAATTTCATGTCGTTCTCGCCAGCCTTTAATTCTGCCTCAATGGAATCCACAGCCAAGGCTGGGGCTTTATCAATTTTACGACCCAAGCGGATACAGTCGCGTGGGAAAAATGTTTGTTTTAATGCAGGAAAGTGACGCGCGGTTTCTTGGAAATAAATATCATCCCGTAAAATTAGTAAAAAACGGCGAAGCCTTGACTGTTCGCCCTATGCGTATTTCTAGAACAATAGCAATCGCAAGTAATTTAGTATTATTAGAATTACAAGACATTCGAGCGTTGGCTAGAACTGTCTTGTTCAATCCAAACATTGCTCAGCCCGCGAGTTTAACGTTAAATGAATTTATCTCATTTTGCGTGATTGATTTGAATAGTCAACTTCAAGACGACTATTTGACAGCCTCAGACTTTTCTAGCTTACAAGTTAATGTAGACTTGCAAAATTTATGGCGCCGCAACACGCCAATAGTCCACTTGCTTGATGCAGCCATCGGAGCAGCGCGGTATCCGGGAAGGCAGGACTATTTAGATTTTGCAACACATTACGTTACGGCCCTGCCCAATCATCTCCTTGCCACATACAGAAACGTAATACCATCATCCCTAAACAATGTAAGCGTGAATTTTCCACGATTATTGAACAATCGATTACGCGATGATTTATCAAATCACATTATTAAAAGCTCAAGCAACGCGCTGCCAAAAGAAGCTCATGTCACTTGTTCAGCGCCCGCTGTTGTTGCTTTTGCTTCTCAAAGCACGCCGTCAAATATAACGGAATTAGCTGATTTAGCGCATCGTGTTCAAGCGGCTGAGTCGCACAACACGACAAGCGTTGTAAAGCAGCAAGTTCCGTTATTAAAAGACCTTTTTAAGACCCAATACGCTCCGTGTGACAGTTTAATTATTGACTTAAACCACAACGGCCCGGGGGTTTTGCAAACGATAGTTCCTTCGATGAATTTTCCGCTTCAGCGGCATTACTACTGGATAAAGGACACCAAGCCGACCTGTGAACCGATGGACGTAATTCGCGTCCAGTTGCTGGAAAATCTTCCGGTTTGCTCTGACGCCGCGGCTGTCT